CAAATGCTGGGTTAGACGTGAGTTTACGCACATGCATCAGAAGTACCAAGGCGAGTATTTACATGCAAACGCTATTGCAGTAAATGTCATGCCGGATCGTTGCTTGAGTTTTCAACTCGTTTTTACGGGGTGTGAAAGCCTTGTAGACGGGTCAGAGAACGTTCATGGCGGGGCGATGTGGGCAAGAATGCCTATTACTGCGTTGGTGGGGGATATTCCCCTAGAAGAGTGGCCCGAGCGCATGCCTACACACTTGGCACAGCCTTGGGATTGTCCTTCTCACACCCACACAGTAATAAAATTTGCGCGTACAAGCCCTAGTCCGTGGCTATGCAAAATCGACGGAGAGTTCTACACCGGAAGATACATGTTCACGGTGGATTACACAGAGAGCGAAGTGGCTGACTGCCCCGCACAACACAAACAAAGTCATGTCTTGACTTTGACGGATGCAGGCAAGTGGACAGGCAATATTGTGGCGCTGCCAAACAATAGGGTTCGAGTAACGAGCCCTGCTTTTTGGCAGACCGGAGAGGGTGCCCCTGATTTTAGGCCTGGTCAGTGGATTCACTGTGCAGAGCAAGATGATTCGTATATGGATGCGGCTCAAACCTTTGATAATTTATACAAAGAATGACAACTTCAAATACAACAACCTTTGATCTGTCAATTGATGACCTGATTGAAGAAGCATTTGAGAGATGCGGCATACGCGGCACGAACGGCTACCAGCTTAAGTCTGCGCGTCGCTCTCTCAATTTGTTGTTCCTGGATTGGGCAAATAGAGGTCTCAACCTTTGGACAATTGAGCAAGCCACCTATGCCATCACGCAGGGTATCAATGAAATATCGTTGGCTACAGACACCGTTAACGTTTTGTCTGCTGTCATTCGAGACCCTTCCCAGGGCATCTTGACTGACATCACGATCGACCGCATCAGCCGCTCTGAGTACCTGAACATTCCTGACAAGACATCTCAAGCGCGTCCCGCTCAGTACTATGTACAGAGAACGAACGTGCCAAAGGTGTTTTTCTACCCTGCGGCGGACCAGAGCTACACATTTGTGTACTACAGGATTCGTCGTATCCAGGATGCCGGTGCGTACACCAACACCTCGGACGTCAACTTCAGATTTTTGCCATGCCTGACATCAGGGCTGGCATACTACATCTCCCTTAAGTACGCTCCCGAGCGCACGGGCGCGCTCAAGACTATCTACGAAGAAGATTTCCTGCGCGCCGCGATGGAAGACAGGGACACTGCCAGCGTTAACTTCGTTCCTGACTTAGGGGTGTAACGCATGGCCTTCGCAACAGGTAAATTTTCATATGGCCTGTGTGATTACTGCGGCCAGCGATATGAGTACAACGTGCTTCGCAAGAACTGGCGTGGATTTAAGGTCTGCCCGGACGACTACGAACCAAAAGAGCCGCAACTTGAGCCTTTGAAATATAGGGGCGATGCAATCGCCCTTTATGAGCCAAGGCCAGATAGAATTGAGCCTGTATCTGTCTTTGTAGGGGCACCCGGTTTTTCAGCTTTCCAGAGTTTTGGAACGGCCAGAAACACCAACGACATGCGTCCTTACATAGAGGATAAGGCCTTGATTGCTCAAGGAGTGGTTGGCTCTGTAACGGTGGTGATTTCATGACGTACAACGAACTTGTAACCAACATACGTAACTACACAGAGGTAGGGGCCAATGTCTTTACTGAGCCTGTGATAAACGTGTTTATCACTTTTGCAGAAAACCGTATTCTGCGCGACATTGACTTAGATGTATTTAAGCTTGAAGTGACAGCTAATTTAACGGCTAACAACAAGTTTTTAACTGCCCCTACTGATATCTTGACACATAGATATCTCATAGTTACATCGGGAACAGAGCAAATTTTCTTGGATTTTCGGGATACTTCTTTCATGAAAGAGTATTGGCCAAACAGTGCCACAACAGGAATTCCAAAATACTATTCGGTGTGGGATGAAAACACCTTCTATATCGCGCCTACCCCAAGTTCTGCTTTAGCAGTCGAACTAGGCTACATCTATCGTCCTCCACAGCTTTCTTCGACGAATACTACGACATGGATCAGTAACAACGCTCCAGAAGCGCTGTTCTATGCTTGTTTAATACAAGCGTATAGCTACACTAAAGGACCACCTGAGATGATGGCCACCTTTGATGCAAGCTACAAACAAGCTCTTCAAGGGCTTGGCATTGAGCAGCAAGGCCGTCGCCGTCGTGATGAGTATCGTGATGGCATGGTACGTGTTCAACTTAAATCGGAGACACCTGGACCATGATAGGCACCCAATCCCCTGTGTTATTAGGTAGCGTAGGCGTCGCTACCACCAATGGACGTGGCTGGACTCCGGACGAGTTGGCCGATCGGGCTATTGAGAAGATTATTTACGTTGGAAGTGAGTCACATCCAGCGATTCGAGACCAAGCGGTGGCTTTTCGAGGCGCTGTGCGGTCCGTAATCAAGGCCTATCTTGAAGAAGCGATAAATCAAGATAGGGCAACTATCGCAGTCCGCCTGCGTGAAGCAGGGCATTCCAACCTCGTTCATTTGTTAGGAGATTAAAAATGGCATTTTCAGGAAATTTCATGTGTACCAGCTTCAAAGTGGAGCTAATGAGGGGCGTACACAACTTTACAACCACTACCGGAAACACTTTTAAGTTAGCTATGTATGACAATAGTGCCTCTTTTACGGCGGCAACAACTGCATACACTGCTACCAATGAGGTGGCTGCATCGGGTACATACGCGGCAGGCGGCGGTGCGCTGACAAACGTGACTCCAACGTCCACCAGCACAACCGCTTTCACAGACTTTGCAGATTTGTCGTTCACCAGTGCCACGATAACGGCCTTTGGAGCGATGATTTACAACGACAGTGCCGCTGGTGACCCTTCAGTATGTATTTTGGATTTTGGTGGTTCAAAGAGCTCTAGTGCGGGCACTTTCACTATTATCTTCCCGACCAACGACTCAACAAACGCGATACTTCGTATTGCTTAAGAGGCGTAAGTGGCCGATGTACGGATTGCACTTGGTGGATTTGGCAGTCAAGCCTGGGGCGAGGCCCCGTGGGGTGAGGGTGCGGTCACGCTGTCTGCAACAGGGCAAGTCGGTTCGGTCACAGCACAGTCGGACCTTATTGTCAGTGTTACCGGCGTCTCTGCGACAGGCCAAATTGGCGCAGTTACCGTTACCACAAGCGTGGATGTCAGTGTTACCGGCGTCTCAGCCACGGGTTTTGTTGGTACGGCCACTGTTGTTGGAGAGGCCAATGTTGCCCTCACCGGCGTCTCAGCCACGGGTTTTGTTGGGGCAGTCACAGTTGCTGCGAATGCTGACGTCTTTGCTACTGGAGTGCAGGCAACGGGAGAGGTCGGCTCGGTTGCGTTTACTGGGGACGCTAATGTCTCCCTCACCGGTGTCGGATCAACAGGGGCTGTTGGAAGCATTGTGGTTGAGATCATCCAGGTTGTCACGGTTGTGGGCCTTTCGGCCACGGGCAGTGTTGGGTCCGTATCGGTCAGTCAGGGTGTTGGAGTTAGCGTCACAGGCGTACAAGGGGTTGGCCAGGTTGGCAGCCTTCTGGTTTGGACAATTGTGGATGACAGCCAATCAGTTAACTGGCAAAATGTCAATGATGCACAAGCAAATGTGTGGACCCGCGTAGCGGCATGAGGAAAACAAGATGACAATCAATTACACCACCCTTCTTGGTCTAGCCCAACCCGTTACAGGGACGGAAGCCAATACCTGGGGAACAGCAGTCAACGACCAGATTACTGGCCTCCTAGATACCGCTGTAGCGGGAACAACCACCCTCAGTTCTGATGCGGACGTGACACTGACCACGACTGCCGGGGCAGCGAACACCTCACGTCAAGCAGTTATTTTGTGGACAGCGAGCGGCACTGTTACCCGAAATATCACTGCCCCTGCGCAGAGCAAAACGTACATGGTGATCAATTCCACCGGTAGCACTCAGTCTATCGTCTTGCGCGGTGCTGGGCCGACGACAGGTATTACAGTGGTGGCGGGCGAGAAGTGTGTTGCAGCTTGGAACGGTTCTGACTTTGTCAAGATTGCCTCATCTGTTGCAGATGGTGTTACGACAATCACCTTTGGCTCTACTGGACTGACTCCTTCCACAGCAACAAGCGGCGCGGTTACTGTTGCCGGGACCTTGGCAAACACAAACGGCGGTACGGGCCAATCCAGTGCGTTTACGCAGTATGGCATCACTTACGCCAGCACGACTACTGTATTGGCTACTACAGCGGCAGGCACATCAACCACGGTCTTGCACGGCAATGCATCTGGTGCACCTACTTTTGGCGCGGTGTCATTGACTGCTGATGTATCAGGCACATTGCCCGTTGCAAACGGCGGTTCAGGCGCAGCCACTTTGACTGGTGTGTTGAAAGGTAACGGCACTTCAGCGTTTACTGCGGCTACCGCAGGAACTGACTACGTTGCCCCAGGTACTGCAACCACATTCACTGCGCTTCAGACCTTTGCAGGTACTTCATCAAACGCTGACTTGAAGACCTCCAACATTCTTGAGGTTGCAACTGTGTCTGCAACTGCCGCCACAGGAACGATTAACTTTGATGTCACAACCCAGTCTGTTTTGTACTTCACCACCAATGCGTCTGGTAACTTCACGGTCAACTTTAGAGGCTCTAGCGGAACCTCGCTAGATACGGTTATGTCCACAGGCGAATCCTTGTCTGCAACCTTCTTGGTGACCAATGGCGCAACCGCTTACTACAACTCCGTTGTTCAAGTAGACGGCTCCACTGTCACTCCCAAGTGGCAAGGCGGTACAGCACCAACTTCAGGCAATGCAAGCTCAATTGATAGCTACACCTATGTAATTATCAAAACAGGAAGCGCCGCTTTCACCGTGCTGGCTTCTGTAACCAAGTTCGCATAAGGATACACAGATGCCTCGTTTATCCAAAATTGGAGCCGCCGCACTTGCCGCCTTTGGGTGGACAGGACTGCAATCGGTTACTGTTACCTACCTTGTAGTGGCTGGTGGCGGAGGTGGTGGTCAATACACAGGTTCTGGCGGCGGCGGTGCTGGAGGTTTTAGAACAAGCACATTATCTTTAACTCCAACTTTGTCCTACACCGTGACAGTTGGTGCTGGCGGTGCTGGCGGCGTTAGCGCAACACAATCTTCTAATGGCAGTGACTCCATATTTAGTTCCGTAACTTCTACTGGTGGTGGTGGTGGCGGTGGTTATACAGGTTCTTTTTATAACGGCAAAAACGGCGGCTCTGGTGGCGGTGGCAATTATTCTGGCGCAGGAACAAACGGAACAGGAAACACGCCTTCCACAAGCCCAAGTCAAGGAAATAATGGAGGCGCTGGCGGAGCAGGCAACGATTCTGGAGGTGGCGGCGGTGGAGCAACTGCGGCTGGTACTGCTGGTGCGGCGGCTGGTGGTAACGGAGGCGCAGGTACAGCCTCCTCTATAAGCGGCTCAAGCGTTACTTACGCTGGTGGCGGTGGCGGTGCTAAATATCCATCTGGAACAGCAGGAACTGGTGGCGCAGGAGGCGGCGGTAATGGCGGTGTAAATGCCGCTGGAACAGCAGGCACAGCAAACCTTGGGGGCGGTGGTGGTGGTAGCGGGTCAAATAATACGGCTGTTGCGGGTGCGGCAGGCGGCTCAGGCGTAGTTATCATTTCATACACAAGCGCAACACAATTATTTGGTGGTGGAACTGTTACCCAATCAGGCGGTAACTTCATTCACACATTCACATCTTCTGGC